CAGAACCAAGAACCAAATAAAAGCTCTTTCGTACAAGTCGATAAGCCGGAGGGGGTAACCGACGAGGCTTGGCAGGCTTTCATCCTGGTTCGCAGGGCCAAGAAGGCTCCCATCACCAAGCTTTCAATGGCTGGTATTGAGCGGGAGGCTTTGGCTAAAGGCAGGACCGTCCCTGATGCGATCCGTATCGTTTGTGAGCGTGGCTGGACCACCTACAAAGCCGAATGGGATAAGCAAGAGTTCGGAAGCAGTCTTGACGACCAATTTGCAGGTGCGTTATGAAGGGCCATGAATTCGTGATTGCTTGCCAGCTTAAAAAGGCCCCGCCCCGCGCCGTGTTTGTGGACTTCTCTGGCCTTCCCGATCCGACCCTGCCGATCCCGGTCGTGGTCTCTTCCCCCTCCGATCGCGACTATCGCTGGGCCCGAGGCCTAAGGGTTTACGTTCAGGGAATCGATTCCGAGGCGGTTTTTAAGGCCGTGGAGGCGCTCAAGCTTTGTGGCGCGGCCCGAATCATTGCCACCTACGAAGAAACGTCTCCTGCGCTGATTTGGGACTCGGAGGTGGACGCATGAATCCGATGCCCGAAGTCGATTATCTGGAGTGGTACCACCAGATGGAGGCGGCCGTCACGGTCAAGCCTGCCAAGGACGTGATCAGCGAGGCGATTCAACTGCTGAGGTCCGATCCTCCCAAGCCTGTCCTCATGCCCTGGCCTAAGCTTAAGGATCGCTTTGCCTTTCGCGATGCCGAGGTCACGGTCTACGCCGGGAACAATGGCTCAGGCAAGTCGCTGATTACCGGCATGATCGCGCTGCACCTGATCAGCCAGGGCAGGAAGGCGTTGATTGCAAGCTTCGAGATGAAGCCGGTTACGACCCTGACTCGAATGGTCCGGCAGTTTACTAACTCCAGGTTTCCTACGGTGGAGCAGTACGAAGACTTTGCGAAATGGGTCGGCGATAAGCTGTGGTTTTACGACAAGCAGGGCGAAGTCAACCGCAAGGCGGTCATCGGGGTTGGGCACTTTGCTGCAACGCAGTACAAGATCCAGGATTACTTCGTTGACTCGCTTATGAAGTGCGTTGCAGGCGAAGACGACTTCAATGCGCAAAAGGACTTTGTCTCGGACTGCACAAACCTTGCACGCGATACCGGCCTGCATGTCCACCTTGTCCACCATATCCGCAAGGGTCAGACCGACGAGCAGGTCCCGCAGAAAGTCGATATGAAGGGCTCAGGCTCGATTGCCGACCAAGTCGATAACGTCTGGATGGTTTGGCGCAACAAGAAAAAAGAACGCTTACAGGAAGCTGGCCAGCCCGTCCAAATGGACGAGCCCGACGCCATGCTCTTGTGCGAGAAGCAAAGAAACGGTGAATCGGAGCCGCGGTTAAGGCTCTGGTTCCATGCCCAATCCCAACAATTCGTGGAGGCCGCCGGTGCAAACCCCTACCGATTCAACCCCGACTTTTGAAGTCTCCCTTCCCTGGCCGCCGACGGTGAACACCTACTGGCGGCATGCGAATAAGGGCGGTGCGACGATCGTTTACATCGCTAAGGAAGGCCAGATATACCGGACCGCGGTTCAGGGTCTCGTCGCTACCAAGCGCAAGCTGCATACCGGCCGCTTGAGGGTCGAGATCGAGGCTTGGCCACCCGACAAAAGAAAGCGCGACCTGGACAACATCCTCAAAAGCTTGCTCGACGCCCTGACCTATGCAGGCATATGGGAGGACGACAGCCAGATCGACGACCTAAGAATCTACCGAACAACCATAGGAGGCATGGTGAAAGTGAGGATCTATGAAAACTGAACACGACCCGCATCAAGCGATCGACTACATCATCACGCACGGTCGGCGCTTTGCTGACGCTAAGGCCCAGAGGATCTATCTGGAAGAATTCCGCAAGTCGAAGAAGGCCCTGCTCATGCAGACGTCCTTGGAGACGACCGTCAACGCCCAGGAAAGGGACGCCTACGCGCACCCGGAATACATCGAACTTTTGAAAGGTATCCGAGACGCGGTCGAGATCGAGGAGGAGCTTCGATGGAAGCTGATCGCCGCCCAGGCCAGGGTGGATGTATGGCGCTCAGAGCAGGCCAATTTGCGCACCGAAGGGAAGGTGACGGTATGAGCATGCAAACCGACTGGGAGGCCTTTGCAAGGCTCCAGGGGCTCAATCCCAAATCCAAGGGGCACTTTTACATGGCCTTTGTCGCAGGCTGGCAGGCCGGTATGAACGACGCAAAAAAGACGGTGAAGGAGGGCGAAGAGTGGAAACTGCTGGACAACGATCAAGCATGAGCGCTATGCAACTGGCGCTTGAGGCGCTGGAGTCAGACAACCCAGACATCCAATTAAGAGCAGCGATAGCCCTGCGCCAAGCATTAGAGACAGAGCAAGAGCCGGTGGCGTGGATATCAGAGGGCGGCGATGTGTCTCGTAGTAAACGGTATATGGATGAAATGGGATTTAAATGCAACCCCCTCTACACCGCACCACAAAAGAAGCAATGGGTTGGGCTGACACTAAATGAAGCAGAAGAGTTCTACGATAAATACACCGACAGAGCGGAGCTTATAAACGCCATAGACAGTTTCCTTGAGGAAAAGAACACATGAGCACACTACCCAAAGCCCTGCGGCTGGCTGATGCTTTGGATGAACTTGATCGACAGTTCAGTCGAAACGGCCTGTGCGGTGATGCAGCCGCCGAACTGCGCCGGTTGCACGAAGCATTAGAGACAGAGCAAGAACCGGTGGCGTGGATTACCGATGGTGGCAAGGGGGAACTTTGGTGGTATCAATCATCAAAATTTGACGAAGAAGGCAACCTGATCGGCCCCAATCCAGATGACATACCCCTCTACACCGCACCACCAAAGCGTGAATGGGTTGGTCTGACTGATGAGGACATGGAAGCACTTTTCTTGAATGAGGACGGTGTGAGGTTTGCCCGATACATCGAAGCCAAGCTAAAGGAGAAAAACGCATGACGGACGAAGACCTGTTGAGGTATGCCGCAAAAGCGGCGGGGTATGTTGAGCCAACCATGTATAGGCCGAAGACGAACTGTCTTTTGTGGGTCGGGAAGGAGTCCGGCGCGTCCATATGGAGTCCATTCCGCGACGACAAAGATGCTTTTCGCTTGATGGTCGATTTAGACATCGGCGTTCATCACGGCTGGACATTTGCCGATGAGAAGGTGCCGTATGCAAATGTATGCGCCCAGCATATCCCGTCAATGATTGAGGTCGGGGAGATAAAGGGCGATGACCCAAAAGCCGCAACTCGCCGCGCCATCGTCAGAGCCGCCGCTGAGATTGGCAAACTGAAGGATAAGAACCATGAACAGCCATGAGGTTCTTGCGCTTGCCAAGAAGGCTGGGGTAATGATCTCGGGTCGTCCAGAATTTGAGGAGTCGGTTAAGCAGTTTGGCAAGCTGATCATCAAGCGTGTAGCGCCAAGGCCGTTAACGCCAACGCAGCTTGCATACCTTGAGGCACTTAAGGATTGGAAGTCGCTGCAAGACTTGGCCGACGAGTTCAATTGCACTCCGCAAAACGCCCTGAAGATGATAAGGGCGCTCGAGGGAAGGGGGCTGATCAGCAAGACCTCGCTGTTCAAACGGCGCCTGGATCGCGGGGCCTGGGCCTACTACTACCGAAAGAATTAAATGAGCGATAAGAACATATGGACGCGCAGGTATGAGATCGACAAGGCGCGACAGGAAAAGATGAAAGAGGTCATGGCCGAGTACGACCGGAAGGTCTACAACCCAGCAAGGAGGCAATTGGTCGAGGACTGCGAAAAGGAAGGACATACCCAGGGAAAGTTCCACGACAACGGATGGGGCTGGACATGGTGGTGGTGCGGCAAGTGCGGGGCATCGTTCAACAAGGAAAGATCATGAAATCAGACACGACAACGCTCGTTTTGGGCGGCGCTTTATTCGGATTGGTGTATGCGGTGCTTGCCTGGGCGATGCTATGAAGCATGTAGCAGGCATTTGCGAATGGCGAGATCCGGAAGAAGACCCGCCCCCGCTTGGCTCGAAGATGCTGCTGCTTAACCCGGCGGGCGTTGCCTGCATCGGAACCTGGAGCCGAGTATTTATCGCTTGGGCGCCGTTGCCCAAGATTCCACCGAACGTCAAACAAAAACTGGAGAATAGTTATGAGAACCTGGGCCAATACACCCGCAATGCGTGACGCCTATCGAGAATGGTACGAGAGCACCGGCATCAAGGACCAAACGCTTGCGAACTGCTGGCAGGCAGCCTGGAATGCGGCACTCAAAAAGCGCGTGGCCAGTAAGCAGCAGGACCTCTTCGGCGTGTCTTCCTTGGCCTTTGCGAGGTCGACCGATCCAGACACCAGCCAGGACGCTGCCAAGTCCTTTGATCCGACAGCCTTGGAAGCGAAGGTCCTCGAGGTTATCCAGTCTTACGGTCAAAACGGCTGCATCAAGGACCAGATCCTTAAGCACTTCCCTGCTGATGCTGCTCCGACCGTTACGCCGCGCTTAGCGCCGCTTATGCGCAAGGGTTGGATTGAAGACACTGGAGATCGCAGGAAGGGCAACAGCGGCCGCAATCAGCGTGTACACAGGGCTATTCGATGACCAACAACGAGAAGCAGTGGCTCAACGACCTATCGGAGATCGGCTGCATCCTTTGCGCTCACCTGGGTACACCAGGGACCCCGGCCGAGATCCATCACCCTCGATCGGGGGTTGGCATGGGCAAGAAGGCTACGCACTTCGAGGCCATCCCTTTGTGCCCGGAGCACCATAGGGGAAAGACGGGCGTACACGGCCTGGGAACCAAGGGATTCCCCAAGCATTACGGGATTACGGAGCAGGACTTGCAGGCCAAGGCAGCGCTGATGGTCGGCACTCTTCGGGCGCAACGTACCGTTCGTCGGCTGGATAAAGAAAATAAGCCAGGAGGATAAAAAACTGTGCTGTAATCCTATCCACAGCAAGTCGCTGTGAGAAACAGGAGAAACCAAATGCAAACAGCAAGCCTTGTAAACAGCCTCTACAGCCGCATGACAGTCGGTGAGCCAGCGCCCTACGTTGGTATGCCAGCAACCTTGCTTTCCTGGACCGATCGCAACCCCTGCACGGTTGTCGAGGTCAATATGGCCAAGCGCTACATTGTCGTGCAGGACGACGATTACAAGCGCGTTGACTCCAACGGCATGAGCGAGTCGCAGCAATACGAGTACACACAAAACCCCGACAACTGCAAGCGGATCTTCCGCAAGATGAAGAACGGACAGTGGGCCCAGCACTTCATAAACCCCGAGACCAATCGCCTCGTTAAGTCGGAAGGCTGCGGCCTTCGCCTCGGTGAGCGCGAGAAGTACCACGACTTTTCGTTCTGACTGCCATGATGATCTACTGCGACTACATTGCCGCGCTCGTTCTGGAGTCCCTGGAAAGGGACCCAAACGGGCTCATGAAGGACCCTTCCGGTATCGAGTTGGACCTTACGCCGGAGGGTGCATACCTAAGTTCTAAGAAGATCGTCCGCGTCCAGGGTGAGAATGGCCGCAAGTACAAAATCACCGTGGAGATCGACGATGGACGATAAAAGACTGCGCCTTCTAGCTTCGGAAGCAGGCCTTAAAGACACGATCGAGGACGTGGCATACATCGCCTACCTGAAGGATCTCGATCGGTTTGCAAACCTGCTGCTGAGCATGGAAAGGGACTCGGTATGCAGGATTATCGACACGGCGCAGATCCCGAAAACGGAAGCCGAGCGGATTAAAAAAATGATCAAGGAGCGCATATGAACGACCCGACCGAGCTTTATAACGCCGTCCGCGAGATGGTGAAGGACCCAAGTCTTACGACCAGGGAAATAGCCGAGAAGACCGGCTATAAGCAGCAGTATGTCAGCCAGCTACGCAGGCGGCACAAAGACAACGAGGCGTGGAAAGCGGCTCGAGAAAGAAAGCAGCGGGAAGAATGGCAAAAAGAGCAGGACAGGATCAAAGGCCTGATCGCTGAGGCGGTGGCCAAGGAGCGCGAGGCCTGCGCAAGGCTATGTGATATTGCGGTCGAAAACTTCACCAGCATATCGCTGCAAGTCGACGACCATGACGGGATCGTTATGGAACACGCGAACACTTGTAATCACTTGGCCACAGCTATTCGAGCAAGGGGTCAAGCATGAGCGGCGACCACAACGCGCACCAAAAGCCAAAGTCGTACCTGGAGAGCACGGGTCTGATGGGCAAGCTCGAGGCGGACGATGCTCAGACCTGGGCCGCGGTTGCGATGATTGTCAACCGGGAGAAAGTGGCCAAGTGGATGATCAGCCGCGGATATGCGACCGGCCATGGCGACACAATCGAGGACCTGCTGAAAGAGTTAGATTGGCAGATTGAAGAACGCATTAGAAACGCGAGGGGAAAATAAATGGAAGGCATGCTCGGATTCGCATTTACAGCCTGGGTAATCCTGGCTTGGTTAACGCACGTCATTGTCTCAATCCAGGGCGCCAAGTGGCTGCTGTTGATTGCTGGGGCGATTGTATTCCCGGTGGGCTGCGTCCACGGCACAGGCATTTGGTTCGGGGTGTTTTGATGGACCGCGAAGAAATAATCCGCATGGCGCGGGAGGCTGCGTTCTCTGAACCAGCACACCCATTCATTACTTGGGGCGCAAGCGACGAACAGCTTGAACGCTTCGCTGCCCTTGTCGCCGCCCATGAGCGTGAAGAGTGCGCGAAGGTGTGTGACAAATGGGAAGAAGCCTTAGGGAAGTATTACGCCAAGGGTTTAACAGAGCTATGCGCATCAGCCATACGAGCAAGGGGGCGGGCATGATCTGCCCTTACTGCCGAACCCCAAAGGGTCAGGGGTACAAGACCAAGATCCTCGAGACCCGAACATTCTGGAACCCCGAAAGGCATTATTACTTCGTAGAGCGCCGCCACAAATGCAAGCAGTGCGAAGAGGAATTCTGGACCGAAGAGCGATCACCCAAAGTAAAGGAGCAAACATGAACCAAGATCTTAAAAAGCAAATCATCAAAGACCTGGAGAGCAAGCGCATCAAGGGCAAGCAGTACGCCTTCGACGTAGATAAGCTAACCGCATATGTCCAGCAGCTACTCGACGAGGAGCGGGAAGTCTGCGCAACCCTGGCCGAGCCGGTGGGCATGTTCGGCGTGTCGGACCTTATCAGGATGAGGATGTACAAACAGCCCGAAGCGGGAGTACAATAGGGGCGTTTTCTGTGTGTCTCCTGGTTGTGGGTCCTTCCCCTCACGACGTTACCCCCTTCCACAGGGGGTTTTTTTCGTGTATCCTAAAGGTAAGTGCTTGATTTTTGAAGGAAAATCAGAATGCCAGCAGGAAGACCGACCGACTACGATCCCAAATATTGTGAACTGGTTATTGAGATGGGCCGCCAAGGTAAGAGCAAGGCCCAGATCGCCGCGACCATAGGGGTGACGAGGAAGACTATGTGGACTTGGTGCTCCGTCCACGAAGAATTTCTAAACGCCATAGAGTATGCAGAGGAACTAGCCCTCCAATGGTGGGAGGACATAGCCCAGGATCACTTGAAGCAGACCAAGGATGGCGTGACCCTGAACACCTCGCTCTGGTCCCGCTCGATGGCCGCAAGATTCCCCAAGGACTACACCGACCGGACTAAGCACGAGATCACCGGCAAGGATGAAGGCCCCGTACAAGTGGACATGGTGATGGACGTCGCACAATCCCTGATCGATGAATTGACCGGCATCCGCCAGAATGCTGACAGCAAGTCAAAGCAAGCGGATTGAAGCCAAGCTTGCCCTGCACCAGGAGGCGCTGAAGAAGCTACCCCCGGAAGCAGCGGCAGCCTTCAGA